GCCTGCCGCGGTCGGGAAAAGGGCTTTCAGCTGCGGAACCACACCGTCAACGATTTCCTTCGCCTTCCTGATCGGTTTCGTGATCGCGTCTCTGATCTTTCCCCAAATGGTCGAAACGGTCGTTTTCAGCGTGTTAAATGCCCCGCTGACCTTGGACTTGATCCCGTCAACAATCGCGGCCACGCGCGTCCTGACGCTGTTAAACGTGGTAACTACCCTTGTCTTCATATCGGCCCACGTTTTGACGACTTTGTTCTTGATCTCGATCGCCTTGGCTTTGATCTTGTCCCAGTTCTTATAGAGCAAAACCCCGACAGCGATCAGTCCGGCGATCACAGCGATCACCCCGGCAATCGGAGCGGCCAACCCTCCAAGCACTCCGAGGATGATCGGTCCGAAAATGATCAGGTTGCCGATCGCGGTGACCAGAGCGCCGACGATGATCAGCAGAGGTCCGAGAGCCGCAACGACCACCCCGACGATCGCGATGATCTGCTGCATCTGAGGCGACAGGGAGTTAAACCAGTTGACGAGGCTCTGGACGAATCCGACTATCTTGCTGATGGTCGGAGCGAGCGCCTCGCCGAGTGAATAAGCGAGGACGTCCAGTCCGCTCTTCAGCTGTTCGATCTGACCGCCAAATCCGCTCATCATTGAGCTCTGCATCTCCATTGCCGTCCCGTTCTTGGTCAGGGACGAGCTCAAAGAGTCCACATCCTTCGGAGCGGTGTTGATCAGAGCGAGCCATGGAGCCATTTGATTCTTGCCAAAGATAGCAGAAGCCGCCGCGATCTGTTCCGACTCTGACAGTTTGGCAAATCTGTCGTGCAGTTCCTTCTGGATCTCGATGCTGTTTTTCATCGTGCCATCGGAATTGGTTACTGAGATCCCGAGCTCGTCCATCATTTCCGCGCCCTGTTTGGCAGGAGAGACGAGCCGGGCCAGTCCGGTCTTTAAGGAATTTGCCGCCTTATTGGCCTCGATTCCATTGTTGGCCATAACTCCCATATAGAGAGCTGCGTCCTCGACCGAATAGCCGGCGCTCGCGAAGATCGGCGCCGCGATGCTCATGGCGTTCGACAAGCTGTTGACGTCCAGCGCAGAATTGTTGCACGCATTGGCGAACACGTCCGCATACTTCCCGGCCTGATCAAACGAGCCATGGAAGCCGTTGATCGTCGCAACGAGCCCGGCGGAGACCGTGTCGAGTTCCCCGCCCTCGCCGGCAGCAAGCGCCATGGCCGGAGCGAGTGCGTCAGCTGCTTCCTTCGCGCTCAATCCGGCACGGGCGAAGTTCAGCGTTGCCGTCGCCGCATCGGTCATGCCGTAGGTCGACGCAGCTGCTGCGGACTTCATCGCATCATTTAAGAGACCAGCCTCTTCTGCCGTGTTGCCCATGGTGCTGTTGGTCAGCTGCATGGTCTTATCGACCTCCGCGAACTTCTTAGCGGCGATCGTACCACCGGCAACGAGCGGCGCAGTCACATACATCGACATCGTCCGCCCGAGACCGGTCATCTTCGACCCGACGCCCTTCATTTGCTCACCGAGCGCCCTGAGTTTGACGTTGCCCAGCTTTTTGACCTCTGCCTTGAAGCGTTTCAGCTTCGATTCGGTCGTTATGATCTCCCGCTGGAGTTTTCGGTATTCCGCCGAGTTCTTGTCGACGCCCTTCGCGTCCATTCGCTTCTGAGCCTCTTTGAGCCTGTCGAGTTTCCGTTTGGTATCGGTCACCTTTTGGCTCAGGATCGTCTGCTTCTGTCTCCAGAGATCTATGCTCCTAGGATTAAACTTAAGCGCCCTGTCGACCTGTTTGAGCTCTTTGTCGAGCTTTCTGGTCGAGCTGTCGATCTCTCTGATCGACTTCTGGAGCTTGGTGGTATCTCCCAGAAATTGAATTGTAATGCCTTTTACAGCGCCTGCTGCCATGTTTATCACCTATCCGAAAAATGCATCAATGTCGGCCTGTGTCGCCTTCCTCCGACCGTTCCGCTCCCGCTCGTCTTTTTCTTCTTGCTTGCGGGCCTGTTCCTGTCGGTCGCTCCATGCGATGCAGAAGTCTATTACCTGACCGAGCTCCATTTTTTTCATGTCTGATATCGTCAACCCTCGTTCGAGTCCGGCGAGGATGATGGTTTCAAGGTCAATTGATTCGCGAGCGGCTGAATTTTCTTTCTCAGATCCTTCAGCCTCTTCAAGTTTTTTGAGCTCATCGCTCCCTTGAGTGCAAGGTTGAAAACCTCCGGAGCGATCACATCGACTGGGAACGTGTCGAACTGTTTCACCCACTCGATCGGCTCCGGGATGTCGTCGTCGCACGCCTTGGCCATAGCCCAGACGATGTTGATCAGGTCGACAAGCTCCAGTGAGCTCAAATGTATTAACGCATTTGTCAGGCTCCCGTTCTCTGCGAGCCCTGCGATGTCCTTGAGCGTGATCTCGTTGCTCTCGAGTTCCGCCAGTAATCCGCCGGCAATGTCACTGATCCCGGAGATCGCCGGCATCATCACAGCGATGATGTCCTGCCCGAACTGGTTCCGGTAGACCATCAGCCAGCTCAGATTGCTCGTGATCCTGACGGACTTGTCTCCGAGCTTCAAAGTCTTCTCCATTTTTACCTCCCTAAAAAATCGAGGCGAGCCTCAGCCCGCCTCTTTCGTCCCGTATTTCCGATTACTGCGTGGCGATTGTCGGCGCGGTCGGAGCCGTGTACAGCGTGCTGTAAGCCGTATCAGCAGGCTTAAACACCGCTTTGGTTACTCCGCTCACATCGTCGCCGGTGCAGGTGATGCCGATCGTCTCGGTCGCCGGTGCTTTCTCGTCTTCGATGGTGTTGTATTCTCTGGTGATCGCGCCGAGAGCGCAGTTGTAAAAGATCGCTCTTCTGCCCTCTGCGTCGCCCTTGATGTCGAACGCGATATACACGTTCTTCTTTTCCGGGTTCTTGACGTTAGCGATCCCGCCACCCGTCAAGGCCTTGTAGCCGAGGAACTGCGTTTTGAATTCGTCATCGAACAGAGCGACTTCCAGATCGCCCGAAAATGGGCCGTCACTGTACTCGCTCCAGTAAGCGATGTCGTCAGCGTAAAAAATATTCTCGTTCGAGTCCTGCTCCGGGCTGAACGAGACGGCTCCCTTCTGGTGATACGGAGTCCCCAGCACGGCAGCGCCGTCGACGACGGTATAGGTTCCAATGTGGAGGTTACTGATACCAAATTCCACCTTGTTCTTTGCCATTATATGACCCCCTTAGATACTGTAATAGATCACAAAGACACCTTCGTCCTCGATATAGATGTCCTCGCTTTTTTCGTAAAGATAGCCGCTATCCAGCAGCAGCTGCTCGATGGTGGCCTCTGTCTCTTCGTTCTTTTCGGTGAAATAATATTCGACCTGATATTGGTTCGACCTGTAATAGTAGGTATTGTCTGCTGCCATGTCGTACTGGCCGGCGCCGAGATAAACGATGTACGGCGGACTTTTTGGAATGTTCCCGGCTCTAAAATGTGAGTAGGCACACGGCAACCCTGTAGATTGCAAAACCTCGAAAATTGTCATTTGCTTATGATCCTCCTCACTCTTTCGCCGAACAGTTTGACCCCGTACTCCTCGACCGGCTTGATGTGTTTGATCGCAGGAGCTCGCTTGCCGGTGTCACCCTTGCCGTTAACGACATCGTGACCGTTTTCCAGCAGCCAAGTCAATTGCCAATGCTTCGCGTTCCTCGTGACGTAGTTCCGAGGCCCCAGCTTCTTGACGCCCCAGCTTTTCGCATAATCGCCGCGCCCAGGTCTCTTTGGCGAAGATTCCCGGAGCATCCGAGCGCAGACCTGGGCGACCGACTTCGCACTCGCGTCAACGCCCTCGTCGACCTCCGCCTTGTACTCCTCGAGAATCTCCTCCATTTGTGCCGTTACGCTTCTAGTCTTGGACATTCTTGACACGCTCCTCACAAACGAGGGTTATCCCGTCCCTCTGGGCGCTCCAGTCTACCCTTATAACGTCATAATCGCGGCCCTCGTACTCGATAACCTTCTCGCCGTTATAATCCCCTTTGTAAGAGATAAAAAACGAAATAGAGGGTTTCAGGCCGAGCTGGCTGGCATTATAAAACTCCGACTGGTACACGCCTCGAGGCTGAACAAAAACCTTTTTTTCGGTGACCGTCGCGGTCGGGTTCCCGTACCTGTCAAATGTCGGTTCGCCGAACGATTTGAGCTTAGCAATTCCGTCGTACATCCGACCCACTCCAATCTGTGTATCCGGTCGCGTTGGAGAGCTGAGCCTTTTGCTCATCATAAGAGCGCTTTAGGCGATCATAATCCTCCGGCAAACCAAACGACATTTTACAGTAAGTAATTACCGCCTTCGCTATCAGCGCATCGAACCGGCTCGGAACGATGACCCCGGCGATCCCGAGGTCAGCCTTGGCCGCCTCGATCAGGTCGGTCAATTCACTATTAAGCGCCTCGTCGTCCGACGTGATCCGGAGCGCGTTCTTTACCTTGTCGAGCATATTTCACCTCATAAACAGGGGCGACCCGCAAGAGCCGCCCGGTGTGCATTAACTATTGGATCCGGTGATGACCGCGAACATCTTCGGGCCAACGACCTCGATTGCAGCGTACAGTCTGCCGACGATCTTAACGAGATCCTTCTCAGCAAGGCTCAGGTCGTCGAATTTGAACGTTACGTTCTCGCCCTCCGGCAGGTTTGCCTGTACTCCGGACAGGTCTCCGACGATAGCGCCGGTGACGCCGTCCTTCTTGATGACGGTCAGGCCGTCAAACGGATCGTAAGCATAGCCAGCGGACAGAACCGCCTTTTTCACGCTTGCGATGGTAGCACCGGAAGCGATGAGCACGTTGTTCCGCGCGCTGTCGCCCAGAGCGGCAACCGCGTCGATGATGGTCGTTGCAGATACGACTCCGGTGATCTTGGCGACTCCGACAGAGTCAGCATCACTCGTAGCCGGTGCAGAGGTGATTCTGCTAACTACGAGGTCAGCTGCCTTCTGGATGATCTTATAGGTCAGCTCGTCGTAGATGTACGCGAGGAAGTCCGCAGCGCCCAGCGCCAGAACTTCATCGGATACGGTGATCCATTTCTTAATGTTCGCCGGCACCATGTTGACGATTCCGAGAACCAGAACTTCCTCTGCCGGAGCAGCTGCTCCCTCGGTATGTACCGCTGCATCGGTTGCACTGATCTCAAAACCGACTTTCAGGTTGCCCGGTACGAAACTCTTGGAGACTCTGGAGAAAATCTCGTCGTTCTCCCATGCCTGTCTGACTCTGCTCTCTACCATTTCCGGTACAGGGACCACGCCGCCGGTTACGTTTTCAGTCAGAAGTGCGCGGCACTCGTCATCTTTTCCGGTCTTTACATAGTGCGCATAAGCCTCGATATATTCGGGCTTGTTTCTGATTTCCATGTTGGTCATAGTTTTTTCCTCGCTTCTGTTTTCGATCTCTTCGCCAGCTCCGGCAATGACCGCCTCGGCCGACTTTTTTCTCTCCTCGACTTCGGTGGTCAGGGTCTTCTTGCGCTCCTCGATCGCATCCAGCTCAGCGTTGAGCGTCTCGATCGCCTCGGCATCAGCCTCAGCGGATTCGGTCGCGATCTGGTTCGCTCTTTCCTCGAGCTCCTCAAAACCGAGATTCATGATTTCTTCACGCGTCATTAGTTTTTACCTCCTAACGCCCGGGCTCTGAGTTCAGCCCGTTTTCTTTTGAGATTTAACTCCTCCGCCCTCAGTCTCTCCGCTTCCAGCTCCGCGATCACTCCGTCGCAGTAGCTCCGGGCCGATATATCTGTCGCGTCGTTCGCCGGCAATGAGACGGCGCTGACGTCGTACAGCTTCGAAATTTTGGTAATGGTTCTATAAACCTCGATAGTGTCGTTTTCGTGATCCTCGACGATCGTCCGCTGGTCCTCAGAGACTCGGAAGCCGAACGACATTTTGGTCGTGTATCCTCCGGCGATCTCCTCGTAAAGCTCCCGACCGATCTCAGTGCCGCCCAGATCGGCGACGACCTTGAGGCCTCTGTCATCGATAGACAGGTCGAGGGTGTCGTTGGATGTCCGAGCGAACACCCGACCACGGTGATCGTACTGCATGATGACATCGCTCATGTCGGTGTCGTCGAATGCGTGCGGGTCGATTTTCTCGAAAACCTTATAATCGCCCCAGTCATAGAGCAGGTAGTCCTCATCGAAAACGGTCGCATAACCCTCGACGACCTTCTCGCGATCCTCTTCGTTGCCATCCTCTAGCGCTCTGATCTCGATTTCTCTGGTTTTGCGGTATTCTCTGCCGTCCTTGATCCTCTTGTCGAGCATCTCGTCGACTTTCTTATCTAACTCATTGCTCATTATCTTGCCCTCCTCCAAGCTCGTCTGTGGCTTTGTATTCGCCTCTGATCGGTGCGACCTGTCCCGCTCCGTCCGGTAATGGTGCAAAGTTGAACAGCTCGCGGATCTCGTCGATCAGGATTGCCCCGCGGTCTCCGAGTTCCTTGGCCATCTGCACTTTTTGGCTGGTGCTCATATACTGCAAACGGTTCGCGCTGGCGATCAGGTAAGATCCCTGGGCCCTCTCCCGCTCCGAAAAGAGCATTTTCGTCATGCCCTCAGACAGCTGGATCGCGAACGGTTCGATCGCTCCCTCGAAAAATGCCTCTAGGTCCTCCGGGCTCGCAGCGTTCGTCAGGATCTTCTCGTTGACTCCAAAATAGTTATAGATGTTGTCCCGGATCTGCTTCATCTGGTCGGCGTCAACCGCGTATGGTTTGACGTCGATCTGTTTGATGTCTTTGTAGGTGTTCGGGAACAGCAAGAACCCGCCCGCCTCTGATTTGGTCGACAGGTTGGTCTGAGTAAACCGCTCCCGCTCTTTCTTCAGGTCGGCCGTACTCGAAAAGTTGTTGAGCGTGGCCATAAATCGAAACGTTGCCGAATTCTTGACGCCTTCCTCGATTCCTTGATTTTGGATGTGGATCAGCTGCATCGTCTCCCGGAGCGCCCCATTGTTTTCTCCAAAGAAGTCGTCCCGAAACTGGTGGCGCGTCAGGATCGCACATTTTCGGAGTTCCACCGCTGCATACTGTCCGGAGCTGAACTGATACCGGAGCCAGACCTCGCCGTCATACTCGACAAGGTTGCAGGCCGACGGTAAGACCGGGAACACACCCGTCACGATCAGCCTGTCGTCCATCACGGGAACGATAAAAGCGTTGTTGGTCATGTCAAGGATCACGCTGAGCCTGTAAAGGAACTGGCTCCACGTCTGCCACTGGTTCGGGCCCAGTGCCAGCTTGCCCTGTAGCGATCTGTTCGCTGTGCCGAACGTTTCGACCTTTAACTTGCTTATGTGTCGGGCCCTCGCGTCGACCGCAGCCCGGACGATCTCGCTCTCATAGATGGCCCCGTGCCAATTGGTGAACGCCGGGCGGTATGCCGTTAAGGTCTGGAATGTCTTTCTGGCATTGGCCAGCGCCTCCTCGGACTTTTTCGCCTCGCCGGGCCGGAAAATCTTCTCAAGAAGTCCCATCAGTTAACACCTCATCATCTTGCTCGTCTTCTCTTCTGTTCTTCAGCTGTTCGCCAACTTCGCCGTACCACTTTTGACGCACCGTCATCGCATCGAGCAGCGCGGCCATGCCGTCAATATGTGCGGTCGGTTTCAGCTTCACCAGCTTACTCCTGCCCTTTTCGGTGCTGACCTTTAGGGCTGAATTATACAAATGCACCTTCAGGAGATCGTTGTCCCCAATGTGCACCCTCCCATCTTTTATGATCCCCTCAAACTCGGTTATAACCGGGTGGAGGTTGTATCCCTGCCAGACATCATCAAGGTGGAAGCCATAAGCGTCCATCTGCTGAACTAAATACGCCGCCGAGTATTTATCAAAACCCACCTTCAACGGATAGATCTCGTATTTTTCGACCAGCTCCCGATACCAGTCAAACACGTCGTTGTAATCGATGATATTCGTCCCTGACGGCTTCAAAAGTCCGCGCTGGATATAGATGTTATACGGCAGCCCATCCAGCGCCGTAGCCTCTTCTATGCGCTCTGAGGGTAGGAAGAATTTAGCCAGTACATACAGTTCACCGTCCCGCTCGATCACACAGGTCGCCGCCGTGAGGTCTGTCGTTCTGGAAAGGTCGAAACCTCCGACCGCATAACACCCGCGGAAGTCCTCCGGATCCAAATGGTCTCCGGTGGCCGCCTCGATAACCTTGGAGTCGAGCCACGCAAGGGAACTGTTTTGTTTTATGTTGCAGTATTTTGTTATGAACTCCGCCCGCTTTGATAGCGATCCCTCAGCGACCGCGATCTCCTCGAGCAGGTAATCAACAGAGACCGAAACGCCTAAATTCGGATTCGACTTTTCGAGCTCGTTTATATCGTTCCATTTGTCGATGTTGTCGATCATGTACAGGAACGGCAGCAGTTTCGTCTCTTTTGAATCGCCCAATAAAAAACGAGTCGCCCTCTTAAACAACTCGTCATATATGCTGTCGTTTATGTAGCCCGCCGTTGTGCAGCTGAACATTATTCCCTCTGGCCTCGCACCCATTCCAGACTTCATGACCTCGTACTGTTTAAGGCCTTTATCACCCTCCCACGACGCTATCTCGTCACAGATCGCGAGCGACGGGTTGAATCCGTCGGATGTTTTGGCATTGAAAGCGATCTTTTTAACCGCGCTGTTCGTCTCCGCAAGGTATAGGTCCGAGACCCTTTTCTTGGCGAGCCGATCCGTGTCCATTCCTTTTTCGTGTCCCTCGCGAGACGCTTTGATCTCTTCGTTGAGCTCAATCCAGTCCGGATCGAGCTTTGTCATCTGCCAGATGTTCAGATAAATAATATCCGCCTGGTCGAACTTTGGAGCCAGACAATACACTTTGGCCCCGTAACCGCCTTCATGCAGCCAGATATATTTTCCAATGGCCGAGGCAAGTAAGCTCTTTCCGTTCTTCCTGCCTACAACGAGGAACACCTCTCGGAATTGCCGGCGCCCTTCTTTGTCACAGATCCCGAAGATACAGGAGACGAGAGCCTTCTGCCAGAGCTCGAGCTCTATTCGTCCAGGCGCTTTTATTCCTTCGGTATGAAAACCATGGGCCTCAATCCACTCGATCGCCGCGTTTGCCTTCGCCGGTTCGAACTTGAACCGCTTGCTCTCGATTCCGTCGACAATATGCTCGTACACGAGCCGAATCCAGCGCCCGACGTTTATATTCCCGCTCTTGATCTCTTGATAATACTTGTAAATACAGTTATTTCGTCCCATTGTTTCGCCTTATCCGGCCATCTCGCGGGGAAAAGTCATGAACTAGGGAGTTCACACAACGGTCTATGGTAAATCGTTGAAAATTCAACCATAGGGGGGCTATACGAGTGAATATCGATGAATAAATATTATTTTTTTGCAGAAATTCGCCCGTACTCGTCCACCTGATAGCGTTGTGCCGCCTTCTTTGCTTCCCGTTTCCTCCGGTTGACCTCAGCCCATCGTCCTCCGCTTTGTTCGTGCTTCCTTGCGTGACATTCCCGGCAGAGCATCTCGAGGTTGCCGAACCCCAGCGCGATCTCCTGGATCTCGATAGTCACCGGGTCGATCTCAATCTTATGGTGCACGATCTCCCCCGGTCTGTAGATCCCTCTGGCTAGACAGTCCTCGCATAGGTGATGCACTTTCTTTGCGTATGCGTTCCGACAGTCCTGCCACGCTTTGGAGCTATAGAACTTCTTTGCGAATGCTTTGGCCATGGTTTCCTCTTTCTCTCCCAACACAAAACCCCGAGGTGTTCAGTCTCGGGGGTCTGCGTATAGGAAAGGAGAATAGGTACTGTGATGTCG